AGAAACTATAACTTAGATATAGAAAGTTATTTTGGAAACAATTGTTTTTCAGTTAATATCATAAATTCACAATCTCTCTTTTTACACCACTCTCTTGCTGCTTCCCATTTTGCTTGATTTTTTGCATAAGTAGTAGCTTCAGTAATAAAGGTAGATTGTTTTTTTCTTGAGGTATTTACTGGGGGTATAGTTTGTTTATACGGTTTAATCTCTACAAGAAATTTTTTAATTAAATTTAAATTAACTTTATAAACAATACTATTATCTACGTAATATCTATGTACTTTTTCATCTAAAGGAGAAACATAGGGTATAACTACAGCTTCAGATGCCCATTCTAAAATTCTGGGGTTATTATCACACCATTTAAAGAAATATAGCTCATAGCTACTTCTAAATATTGGATCAGAAGTACCCAAATATTTTTTAGGGTTTATAGGTCTATAAACACCCTTTTTATATTGCTTTACTTTAAACATTAACCGACAAAGAAAAGAGGTGGTTCTGCATCTCCAAATCCAGCTGTTTGTTTATCTGTTAATTTAGCTTCAAGTTTTTCTTTTTCTTGAAGACCTTGACTTAATAAATCCTGGTAATTTAGAGTACCGCCACCGAAAAGACTTTGACCGTTAAACTTACCTCTTATTTGAGCTATACCTATTTTAGTTAACGCTAAAGAATACTGTTGTACCCAAGGCTCCATAACTAACTGTTTAATAGGTCTTTCAACATAACATCCAATTAAACCAAACCATCTTGAAGTTACAGACTGAAGAGAAGGGTCAGGCATCATTTTGAGATATTGAGTTCTAGGGTCGAAATAAAAGTAATAATATTGAGATAAAAGTTTTTCTCTAGTACTGAGATATTCTTTCATAATATGCCAGCTAACTAAATCAAAACCGTAATTACCTAAAGCGTAATTAAAATATGTTTGTTGAGCCATTGTTTGCTCAATAGTAAAGAGAGTATTAGTACCGGTTGTTGTACCCTGCTCTAAAGAAAATACATCTACTACCTTTCTATAATTTTCAGTATCATAATCATAATTAGCACTTAATGCACACATAGTAGGTGTAATCGTAAATAATACATCCAATCTAATACCTGCTGCATTATTATAAAGATTACTATCAAAGATTAGATACTCTTCGGTATGACCTGCATACTTAGTAAATAACTCGCACGCCATAGATATATTTTCATATACCATATCTTGCGTAGCTTCAAGCTTTAGAACTGGAGCTCCTAATTGGAAACCAATTCTCTGACCCAACCTATCGTATGTCTCTACGTTAGTTTGTAGTTGAGTATTATAATAAGTTGATAACGGTTGACAGATTGTAGATGCCATAATATTATTGTGGTAATGCTGATGTTTCTCCACCAGGGGCTACTTCTGGAGCTGCTCCTCCTCCCTCTGGTACCTCACCGGGGGATGGTGTAAAATCAGGAGGGGTATCGCCACCAAGATCAGGAGCTCCACCAAAATCGGTCATACCGCCACCTCCACCTCCAAAGCCTGCAACTGCCCCGTCAGCGGCTGTTGGTTCTTGTTGCTGCTCTTCCCAATCAGGTCCCGCGTTAGTAATTTGAGCGATTTCCCACTTAAGACCAGCATCTTTCTTAAGCCATTCTCTATTAGCTTTAATATCAATATCAGACCAACCAAGATATTTTTTCATTGCATATGATGTAGAAAACATCTCATTTGAAGAAACTTGGCCGAAATTAGCGAATTTTAGTTCTAGGATTTGATTTTGTCTGAGCTCGTAATAATTTGTCGGTGGTACAAAATCTAATAAAATTTCACTTTCTTTAATATCGTAAGTATCGAGAAGCTTCTTAAGTTTAAGGTGAGTAATAAAACCACCTCTTAATCCTGAAGCAAATTGTCTTTGAAGTCTAATAATAAAATTCGCAAATTTTAACTCTTCTCTTAATATAGTAGCAGAGTCATTTGTAGAATCTTCTGGATTTAATCTCGTTACTGGTACTTTAAGAGACTTATAAAGCTTTTTAATAAAATATTCTAAGTCGGATAACTCTCCTAGATTAGCACCACCTGCTAAACTTATAACTTCAGTACCCTGTCCTTGTCTTTTTGGAAACCAAAAAGCATCTAACATTGATTGAGGGTTGTAAGAAAGTACACTTGAACCACTATAATTATCATATGTCTTTCTACTCCAGAAGTTATTCATTAACTTCTTAACATAAGCTTCAGCCTTTGGCTTAGGCATATCTCCAACATCTACGTTAAATACTAATCTTTCAGGAGCTCTAACTAATCTATAAATAACAATTGAATCTTCAATAAGAGATAATTGTCTATAAGCTCTTCTACAATTTTCTAGATAAGGTACTCTAATAGTTTTAGATTGATTCCAAATACCAGAATTAATATATGTTACCTGATTTTTTTCCATTGGTACCATCTCAAACTTACCTGTTGTAGACTGACGTTGAGATGCTTCAGTTTTACTATTATCCGTAGCTGGCTTACGAAGTATATAACCTTTTACTAAAAGATTCTGTACATTATCGTAAATAGGGTCAATAAGCTCAGATGGTACATTAATAAACCCTAGAACCCCAGCTTCTGGCTTTTTGCCATTAATTACATTTTCAAAATAAAGTTCACCATCAATAAGAAGCATTCTAATATATTCCCAACCTTTTTGTTCGAGCTCTAGTCTATTTAAAAATTGCTGTAATTCTCTATTAATAATAGAATGAATTTTCTCATCATCCTCATGATTACGTAAGATAAGATTTACTATCTCGCCATTCTCATCTTTGTTAAGAAAGCTATCACAAATCTCATCTAAAGCATCAGCTACCTCAGCAAACTGAGCCATAATTCTATATTCTAATAAACGTCTCGTTTTATCAAAGTCAACGTTAGCATACATGAATTGGGTGTAATTCTTATCAATAGAAATTGAACCCATTGGGTGAGAGTCAGTCTTTGGAGTAGATACAGCAGCTCTATTAAGCTGGGCGGCTCTGTTAGACCCCATACCATAAAATAGCTTGTATTTAGGGTTAACTATTTCAAGCGGATCAACGTCATTTAAAGGAGATGAATAGGGTAATCTCGAATAGAGATACTCCATTGCGCTTCCCATTGTACTATTATTATCTGAGCCTGTAGCTGCCATATTATTATTTATAAAAACTTTTTAATTTTAAAGGTATTAAGCTGTAGGAGCTGCATTCTTATAAGGGTGACCTGATGGTAAGTTAGAAACAAGACCCCACTTCCATGCTAAGTAACCTTCTGCTTTTTCAATATTCGAAATATTTGTACCACCAGTTCCAGGTAAACCTGCTACTGCGAAGAACTCACCCATTCTACCTGCAAGTTCTTGACTTGCTCTATTACGGAATAATCTTAACTCTTGATTAGTGCTAATAGAATTAGTATAATCATTTACAGGAGTAAAGGCATTCGAACCATTTACTCTACAAGAAATTTGATTACCAGTCTTATTAAAGTTACAAACAACTATAGCATAATTAAATCTAGCAACACTAGCTGAATTCCAAGCCTGTAAGTTTCCAATTGTATTAGAAATTCTACCAGAACTTAAAGCGTCTAAGTCTAATTCCCCTGGCCATGAATTAGAACTGCTAGCTGAACTAATTGCGTAATCACGTTTAGGTGATTGGTTTGTTTCGTAAGACCAGAAAGAATCTTGAGTATTATCAGTATTGTCATATCTGAATACCCCTATAGCCCAATGGTTACCGGATGAAACTTGGCTTCTATAAGCAGTACTTTGTAGATACTCGTTACTTCCATTAAATGTAAATACATTAAGACCGTTTTGGCTATTAGTAGTAGTTGGTGTACCACCTACTGTCATTGAGTAAGTACCCGCTTTATCTGTTACAGCTAATAATGTACCACCTGATTGAGACCAACTGGATGAATCACTCGCATCAATCCAAGCAACAACATTTACATCATCTGGAGCCCATGGAACAGCAGGAGATGTAGTCGGTGTAGGTGTTACTGTTACAGTAGGGGTTGGGGTGTTGGTAGGTGTTATTTGTTGTGTTGGGGTCGGTGTTACAGTTTGAGTTGGTGTAGTAGTTGGTGTTACAGTTGGTGTGATAGTAGGTGTTACAGTTTGAGTTGGTGTAGTAGTTGGTGTTACAGTTGGTGTTATTGTAGGTGTTACAGTTGGTGTTATCGTAGGTGTTACAGTTGGTGTTACAGTTTGAGTTGGTGTTATTGTAGGTGTTACAGTTGGTGTTATCGTAGGTGTTACAGTTGGTGTTACAGTTTGAGTTGGTGTAGTAGTCGGTGTTACAGTTGGTGTTATCGTAGGTGTTACGGTTGGTGTTACAGTTTGAGTTGGTGTAGTAGTCGGTGTAACAGTTGGTGTTATTGTAGGTGTTACAGTTGGTGTTACAGTTTGAGTTGGGGTTGTGGTCGGTGTAATGGTTGGTGTAACAGTTGGTGTTATTGTAGGTGTTACAGTTGGTGTAACTGTTTGAGTTGGGGTTGTGGTCGGGGTTGTAGTCGGTGTAATGTTTGGTGTAACAGTTGGTATTATTGTAGGTGTTACAGTTGGTGTTACAGTTTGAGTTGGTGTAACTGTTTGAGTTGGGGTTGTAGTAGGTGTTACTGGTAGTGTTGGTGTTGGAGTTGGAGTTACAGCAGAACCTATATATACCTCAATATTACCACCACCAGTTAAGATCTGATAATTACCTGTAACATCGTATGTAAGACCGCCTGCAGAGTTATAAGCAGTATTTACTAATTCTCCATTTATAGTAGTAGCTACATACCACCCATTTAAGCTTGGTAAATATGTAATATATTCTGTAGAAATGTTACCAGTATATTGAATTGCATTCGTATCTGTTACTGTGTATTGAACCCCATTAATATAATACGAATAAGTTAAAGTACCAAAAGGTAGAGTTAAATCAAATTCATTACTTTGTAGATATAAGTTAGTCTCAGCTGTAGATAGTGTGGCAGCAAGAGAAGGGGTAGGTGCAAGAGTTGGTGTAACGGAAGGTGTTGGAGTAGGTGTAGGTGTTACAGGTACTCCTAACGCTATTTCAACAATTCCTCCACCTGTTAATATTTGATAGCTACCAGTCACATCATAAGAAAGACCTCCAGCAGAATTGTAAGCAGTATTTACTAACTGGCCGTTTACTATTGTGGATAAGTACCAACCGTTCAAACTAGGTAAATAAGTTATATACTCTATAGATGTATTACCTGTATATTGTATGATTTGATCAGTAACCGTATAAGTTACCCCGTTTACTGTATAGGTATAAGTTAAAGTTTCAAAAGGAGCGGTTAGTATGAAACTATCACTTTGCATATATTGATTAGTTTCAAACGCTGATAAGCTTGCAGCTAATGACGGGGTTGGAGCAAGAGTAGGTGTTACAGTAGGTGTAGGTGTTTGGGTAGGTGTGATAGTAGTTGTAGGTGTAGGTGTAGGTGTAGGGCAGTCGTTACTTAAACTAAAACTAATATCTCCACCACCTGTTAAAACCTGTACATCAGCAGTAACATCATAAGACAGACCGGCTCCCGAGATATAAGCCATATTTACAACATTACCGTTTATTAATGTAGATAAGTACCAACCGTTCAAGCTTGGTAAATAAGTAATATATTCTGTAGAAGCATTACCTGTATACTGAATAACGTTTGAATCAGTTGTTACGTAATTAACACCATTAATCGTATAGGAGTAAGTTAATGAACCGAAAGATGTAGTTAAATCAAATTTATTACTCTGTACGTAAGGGTTACCAATTACGCTCGCTGATATAGCGCACGCTAGCGAAGGTGTTGGAGCTATTGTAGGAGTTACAGAAGGAGTAGGTGTTGGTGTTACATTTGTTGGGGTTACTGTAGGTGTCGGAGTTGGTGTTGCTACCCCTCCGAGAAATACTTCCATATCTCCACCACCTGTTAATATTTGATACAACCCTGTTATATCATAAGAAAGCTGAGCGGCTGAATTATATGCTGTGTTAACAAGTTGACCACCAATAGTAGTTTGAATATACCAACCGTTAAGACTTGGTAATAAAGTTATCTTTTGTTCAGGTAGAGTTATATTACAATACTGTACAATACTGTCTGTTACAGTATATGTAACACTATTCTTAGTTAATGTATAAGTAATATCTCCTACATAACATAATTCAAATACATCAGAATGACCGTAATCATTTCCTTCAGAAGAAAGAGTTACAAATTCCGCTAACGTAGGTGTAGGTGGAATAGTTGGGGTAACTGTAGGTGTAACAGTATGAGTTGGTGTAACTGTAGGTGTAACAGTATGAGTTGGTGTAACTGTAGGTGTAACAGTATGAGTTGGAGTATTTGTCGGAGTATTTGTTGGTGTAGCGGTCTGTGTAGGTGTAACTGTTGGTGTTACACTTGTTGGTGTTACTGAAGGTGTTATAGATGGTGTTGGTGTGAGAGTAGGTGTAACAGATGGAGTTACAGAAGGTGTAGGTGTTAACGTCGGAATTGGTGTTGGTGTTACAGCAGGAGTAGGGGCAACAGTAATAGATACATATCCATAACCAGAACCGTTCTGTACGACTAAGTTAAAGACATCAGATCTTGAAAACGCAGTTAAAGGAGGTAAAGTAAATTCAAGTGTTCTTGTGTCTATTTGTCTATAAGGCTTTATTATACCTGCGAGAAAGGGTGGATTAGAACCCGATAATCTTTGTATAGCAGATGTATTGTAACGTTTTGACGAAAGACTTGATACAGTAAAGAAATCATTCCATATAGCAGAAACTCCAAAAAGAGAAACATCAGCTGCGCTAACAAATACATTTGTTACATCAAAGAAATTTCCTCTTAATGTAATTGTTCTTGCTCTCTGGCTCGCGCTTAACCCTAAAGATGTTACCTTTGTTGAAAACGGTGCATTTGCAAATATATTTGGATAAGCTGAAATAGATACTGTCTGGACAGTATTTTCACCAGTAGCTGGAAGAGTGTAAAAATTCTCGTTATTCATGCAATTTCAAACCCCGAAACCGGGTAAAGATTTGTTATAACTTCAAATATGTTATTTGCTGGTTCGGTATGTTTCTTGAATAACCACCCTTTAATAGTAAAAGAAGTATCAGCCACTACCCTAAAAGGTGTTTCTGCTGGTAAATCTGTAGGGTATTGCATGCTTATATTCTCATTCCAAAGCACTTCTGTTCTTATTTCCTGAGCTACTTGTACAAAAGCACTAGGTACTTTCCATGAAATAACTATATACGGGTTATTATATGGAATAAAATTACTAAGAAGTTGATCCATATCTGTTTGAAATTTTGTTAATAAACTCATATTAACAGTAACATTAACAGGTACGGGCATAGGAATATAATCAGTTGTAGCTACTCCTTGATTAGGGTGAAATGTACCGAATTGTTTATTAAAAGCTCTACTATTATCTCTAGCAACCGTACCCATATTAACAGCAATAACGGGTAAAGTATAATGCATTGATCTATTAACATAATCTTGTATAATACGTTGTTTTGGCGCATATACATAGGAAACCCTTATTTTTTTCTCTCCAGGGGCCCTATTTTTATTATATCTGTTTATAACAACTGAATTAAAAGCAGCTACAAACTGAGTCATTAGATCTTTTATTTCGAAATAAAAAGGTTGACTTCTCACATAATTATTTATAAGATATGAGCAAATGTTGAGGGTTCTTTTTGTAAATAACTTTGACCATCCTGATTATCTTTCAAATTGTGTTTATATTGGTTTAACTTTAAGAGAAGATATTGACATTCACACATACTGCATTCCATCAATACTTTTTAAGGGTATAGGCTGGAATGAGACTATGACTCTCAATAGTAGATACCCTAAAGAAAGCGGGCCTCCAGGTTTTTTCGTTTCAGGTAAAATTGAAAAAGCGCCTCATGTTGATACTCCTATGAAGACGCTTCTTAAAGTTCAAGAAAAATATTATGATAAAATTATCTGGGGTAATATATGGAGAGATAGATTTTACTTAGAAGATGCTTACAAAGCAGGATATAAACGAGAAGATATGATAGCTCTTGACGGGGAAGATTTTCAGGACGGGTTAGATCAAATTTCAAAAGAAACTAGTTATTTTAAAAGAGAAATTTATGAAGATTTAGAAAATGATGAAAATTTTCGTCCCATTTCTTTTGGTATACCTGATTTTTTATTATATCAAAAGATGCCTATAAAAAGAAAGACATTAGCAACTATTATTCCAGGAGACAAATCTACATATATATTTGATAACGAAGACTCTTATTTAAAAGATTATAGAGATTCTTATTTTGGTAAAACAATAAAAAAGGGTGGCTGGGACTGCCTAAGACATTACGAGATTTTATCTAGTAGATGTATACCTTATTTTCCAGAAATAGAAAATTGTCCTAAAAAAACTTTAGCAAACTTTCCAAAAGAGATTATAGAGTACACAAACTCTTATGCGAAAGATAATAAAATACCTCAAGATTATAATAAAATAAATTTAGAGTTATATCAACACTGTCAAAAACATTTAACCTGCTCTCAGTTAATTAATCAAATCTTTCTTTAAAGTGTATCGGTAAAACTTGTTTATTCGAGAATAATGCTCTCTTTATATTACCGTCTAGAATATAAGTATCACATTCATCTGTTTCTGAACGAACTCCTCTACCACAAGACTGTATTAGACTTGAGAACATCTTATTAGTATACCATTTTTTATCAAGATTATATAATGTTTTAATTCTCTTTGAACCTAAAGGCGGGTATGGTAGTTTAATAACAATTTGAAATCTTGCAAGATCATCTTTTAGATCTATGCCATGAGTTAGAGAAGGAGAAACTAAAACTGTCGGCTCTTCTGTACTAAGATGCTGTTCAACAATATCTGAATTCGATTTTCCAAACTCCCAATATAATAGCCTATCAGTTTTATCTACAAAATGAGATTTTACAGCTGAAGCTATTTTACCGGTATGGGTATGTATGATACCTTTCTGGTTAGGATACATATCAAGTATACCCTCAATGATACCTAAAATTTTAGGAAGGTATGTATCAAGAGTATTATAATTAAGTTTATACTTTCCAAGGGTATATATTGGAGCTTTTGCTGCATCAAAACAAGATGGTACGTCAATATATTCATAATCGTTTTCATCAATTCCTAAATTTTCTGCATATGTTTTATGATCAATAATTGTTGCTGACATTAAGATAATTTTTTCCCCATACTTAAAAATACTGCTTGCTAGTTTATCAACCTTGAGAGGGGAGAATATAACCTTTTCTGCAGACTTTTCAATTACGTATTTACAATCAGACCAATAGCCAACAACGTTCGAAACTGAGCGTTGAATGTTACTCAGACTTCTAAGCTTGTTTCTCTGTATTTCATTTAAATCTTTTTTTCTAGCTTTTTCAGTTAGACCGTTGATTTGCGTTTCTAGCTCATTTTCAAGATTTGTTATCCACTCAAGAGCTCGATTAGGTATATCAGTAGCAAGCTTATTAATTATAACACCGAGAGAACTCAATCTATCATACTTAACCTCAAGGCTAAATCGCTTAACTATCTCATCTTCTAGCTCTGCGGCTTCATCACAAATTAAAATTTCTCTCTTTCGAAGATCTTCCGGTAAAGAAAGAAACATACTATAATTTAAAACACCAAATTGAGACGTTAATAGTCGATTGCGAGCTTCATAGTACGGACAAATACATTTATTCCAGCAATCTTTTTTAATTTTCTCAACTATTACACATGGAGCTATTTCAACATCTTTTGTTTCATCGACAGCGCATTGGTGATTAATTTTACCCTTAAGTACTTTTGTATCATCAAAAAAGTTTTTATATTGATCTTGAAGGGTTTTTGTGATTGTTAAAGCAAAAGCACCGAACGGTTTTTCTTGTTTAATATTATCCTTGTATAAAAACTCTCCATGCTTATCAAGTTTATAAATTTCATATGAGTCAACTAAGTCTCTGAAGTTTTCTGAACATTCATTTGCTAGATTTGAAATTGTTTTAGAGAAGAAAGACTTACCAGATCCAGTTGGTGCGCTGAGGATTAGAAATTTTTTATCACTCTTCAAAAAACTATCAATCTTTTTTAAATTCGGTAGTTGATGAGTCTTAGGAGTATGTGGGGCTGGAAAGGCTGATAGTATGTCTTTTTTAATCACATATTCATTATAGCTTATTTAAACTGGAAGTCAAGCCTGTTGTTAAAATATTTCGACTTATATTCTTTATGATAATTTAGAGTTTTTATTTTTACACCTATATCGTCCGTTAAGTCTTCAAGTACATAGCTAAAATAAATTACATCTTTTTTAACTTTAAATCTAAAAGGTACAGGTATTTCTATAACTTTATGTTTTTCATTTATTTCTAAGGTAAACAGAAGATAGAAGTCTTTAGGAGCAAATAATAATAATTTACCCTCTCTTATAATTTTATCATTTAATATAATTTTTAAATGGCGTTGAAAATTTTTTCCGAACGCATTCTCGAATATTTCGTTCGTTAACACATAAGTATATAGCCTAAACTCTCATAAAATCAAATTTCTCTTTAGAAGACATAAATGCGAGTTTTGTATTAAAGTACTCCCAAAATTCTTCATTAGCGGGTATCACAGCAATTACATCTGCAGCTGCTGTTGGTATTTGTCTATAGTCCTGCATGAATATATCCCATGTAACAACTAGCCCTTTAAGTTTAGGGTCATATTCAAGACTGTGAGAGGGGGGTCTATAATTAAGAGCTGTTCTTCCTTGTATGCTATTAAGTAGTCCGTAGTTGTTAGTTGCTAACATTCTACGAAAAGAAGGAGAACCTGGTTTAGGTCTCCTTCGTGTAAACTTCACTTCTACTACATTTTGCAATAAAAGTAATCTAAGCTGCTCTGTGGATACTCTCACATAATTATTTATTCCTCCTCAGATGGAGAACATACACCAAAAATTCTCGTTTCATCTAGAAAGATTGAAGACTTAACTTTACCAATACCTTTTACATCTACATTTGAGGCTGGAATTCCTTTATCGTTAGGAAAGCAAACAAAATCTCCTTCTTTAACATTTTTACAATCAGGACCTGCGAGAATTATCTTTCCAATACGCCATGCAGAGGTTGTATGATCAATCGGTACTAAGATACCTTTTCTTAATACTGTTGTATTATCACTATCAGGTGTATCAACATACTGTACTAAAATAATGTTATCAAGAACCTTTTCTAAAACATAATCAGTAAGAGTAAAAGTATCTTTAGCATGCTTATCAAAATCTAATGCAGTTGTTTTCTGCATATGTGTTGGGATCGGTATACTCATAATTCTTTATACATACTTACTTCTCTTTTTGAGAGTTCAAGGTTCTTAGCAAGCATTTCAATATCTTCTTCTTTCTTTGTCTTTTCTTTTTTATTTTTCTTTATGTAGGCAATTCTTTTAAATCTTGATCTTGGAATACTACTTATAAGAAGTTTATTCATTTCATCTTTAGTTAAGCAAGACCAATATCTATTTGTTGTATCATTTACAATAGAAGCAAATTTTGGACTATGCATACTAAGCCATCTGTTAATAAGATAAAATTGGTACTCCCTATCTTCTTCTACAGATATAACATCATCTTTTTTGTGAGTAATAATGTTAGATAAAATGGAGAAAATATTTGTCATATAATCTTCGTCGTAGCGATGAATATATCGTTAGCCATTTGATAAAAAGTCTCAATAACTCTTTGCATAAATGTAGCGGTTTGAATATCGTTCATTTCCGAGGAAAAAGCGAAAGCAGGTGCTTTCTTTCCAGCAATAACATTGATACCTGTATGGCCTAAAGCTGCTCCATTCTTAACATGGGTAATACTAACACTAACCTTACCCTTTTCTTGAATAATACCGTGCTGCTTATGTTCTGCATGTACGATAAGATCATCACCATCTACTTCAATTTTTTTCTCAATAATCTCAGATAAGATATGAGCAATTTGAGTGTTAAGCAATCGTTGAAAACATACAGCTCCAAAACTATCAAGATTAGGTATTTCCCAACAAAAATTTACTGCGTCATCACTATAGATAAAATCTCCTTGTAATACATCTTCAAGGTCAATCATACCTTCCGCTTCAACAAGCATAGGAGCTCTGAATGCGACTATATTACCGATAGGTAAAGTTCTTTCTTTAAAGTACCTATAAGCAAATCTATTATGAATTAAATTACCGTCGTAACAATCGATTTTACTTTCTAATATCATACATCAATAATAATATCATCTCTAATAAGTTCAACTCTTATTATTCATTTTCAGCACTTTATTTATTTCGTACTTTAACGTGTCTCTCTTATCGTAAAATTCTATCAACTTTTCGTAGGGGTCATCAATTAATTCACCGATTTCATCTTTTGATTTACAGTCATAAAAATAAAGATAGTCATCTATAAAAACCTCTTCCTTGCATTTAGACATTAATCCGTATGAATAATATTTGTCTTCTTCATTATTAATAGATGGAAAATTTATTTCTAAAGCTATTTTTCTTTTCACTGGTGTAAGATGATTAGGTGACCTATAGTAAATGATAGGGTGCGGGGTTAAGTCCCAAGGCACTTTCCCTATTTCATGACTCCAATTCTCGTTAGCGCACGAATTATTAACTTTTCTGGGATGGACGCCATCAAAAGTTATTACAGTATTAAAACCTACAATATCAGGTTTACTATCTGTAGCTTTGATAATTTTTCTGACATAATCATCAGATACAAAGTCATCATCATCGATAAAGCAAACATACTCTCCTATAGATTGTTTAAGCAAATCATTACGCTTTTGTCCAACAGTCTTCTCATCTCTATCAGCAAAATCTACTAACACTTCTACCTCAGGAGTTAATTGATTTTTTAAACACTCTTTTAATCTTTTTATGTAGTTTACTCTATCCGGTAAAGAACAAATTAATATACTTAAACGTTTATAAGTTTTATAATATTTTATTTCTTCTATTTTCTCTGGAGTAATTTTTCTTTGAGTTGCTCCGTGCTCAAAGTAAAAAATATCTCCCCATTTTTCCATCATAGGTATTCTTTGAGCGCCCATATTTTTATAAGAAGGGTCTTCTACCACATCATGAGATTGACTTAATAAATGATGAGCGTGAGAAGTTGTAATAAGAGCATGTTTAATATCAAAAAGATTTAAAAGACAACTTACATCATTATCTTGATAGTAAAATTTAAATTTTTCATCAAAATAGCCTATCTTATTTATTACTTCTTTTTTGAGTACAAAACACCAACCTGTCAATTCGTAAGAAGTTCTATAACCGTAGTAAATTTCTTTTTCGCCAGGAAAAATTTGTTGAGAATGTCTATGCCATTGCCTATCCACAGGGCAAGCACTCATTAGTTCTTTATCTTTTTCGAAATGCTTATACATTTCATGAAACCAATTTTCAGAATAAATTACATCATTATTGGAAACTAAAATAAAATCTCCTTTACATTCTCTTAGAGCTATATTAAGAAATAAATTGTAATGAAAATCCTGTTTAGGTGTAATAAATTTAACATTTAAATTATCAGTAATTTTTTTTAATTCTGTATCATTAATAAGATTTTTATTAGATTCAACTACAATAATATTAAATTTATAATTTTTAGGATTGTTTGAAACAGAAGTAACGGTTTCTCTCAAAACATTTGCATGCTTAAGAGAAACCGTATTACTTAAAATAATAACATCAATGTTAACATTTTTCATGATGTTATTTAAGAAGAAGATTATTAAAATCTATCGTCTTGCGCTGTCCATATCTGTAAGTTAAATCGATTATTTTCCCATGGCATATTAGGGTCACATTTAACTTCTGAACAAGCGTGAAACATTCTCGAAGGGAATATACATAAGAAATTGTTTTTAAGAGGAAATTCAAACGTTTTTCCTTCATGCATAAACAATTGACTCCCTCCTTCGATTAAAGATTCGTCTCTAACGAGAGTGTACGATATTGTAAAGAGAGGTGTCGTAGCAATATCTTTACCATGAATACTTAAACCGGCGACAAAATCATCTGCATGCCAGTTATAATAACCACCATCACCGTAGCTAATAATATGAGTTCTACCAGTTAAAGGCATTCTTCCGCCTAACTGTAATTCTCTACTTCTACATTCACTCATAAATCTTGTAATACCCTGGTGATGGAACCATCTTTCAAGATTTCCGAGAAAGGGACCAACCGGAATATTAGCATCTGGAATCCATAAATCGCTTCCCCAGCAAAGATGTTTGTTAGAGTCTGGGTTAGAAACATCATTACTTTCCATATCCTGGTCTCCATCGTAGCTGTCGCCAAACCTCCAGCTAGGGACGCCAAAGTATTGTTTAGCGTCGTACATATCATTAAAACAATCTTCTACCAGTTGTCTAGGTAGAAAATTTTCGCTCGTTATAATTGGTAATTCTTCTTCTTCCTTAAGTAAATACATAATTTATCTCCTAAAAATAATTATAATATAATTAATTGCTTTATCAACGGAAAAATTTAAATATATATATGTCAAGAAAAAAGTCGGCAGCGGTAAAGAAGGACGCCTTCACTATAACAGAAAAATTTGAACTTACAGAAAATCATAAAACTATAGTTGAAAACATTTTAGATAGAAGAAATAAGCTCATATTTATTGACGGTCCTGCTGGAACGGCTAAGACATACTGTGCAGTACTAGCTGCTATAAAACTTATTCAGCGTAAGAGTTTTCACGAAATTCTTTATTTAAGAAGTATTGCTGAATCTTCTCCCCAAAAGCTAGGTTCCCTACCGGGCGAGGTACACGAAAAAATTGGACCGTTTGGAACTCCGTTTATTGAAAAGCTAGAAGAAATGATAACACCTGCGACTATTAATAAACTGGGTACAGAGGGAGTTTTAGATGTACAACCCCTAAACTACCTTAGAGGTACAACATTTAATGATAAAATAGTAATTTTAGATGAAGCTCAAAATGCTGAGCTCGATCAATTGATTGTAGTATTAACTCGTTTAGGAGAACACGGTAAGTTAATTGTTATCGGAGATAGTTTACAAGTTGATATTAAAGATAAAAAAAGCTACGGTAGACTGGTAGAAAAATTTAATTCAGAAGATTGTAAGGAAAGTGGTATACAATCTTTTAAACTAGGTGAAGAAGATATTAAAAGAAGTAAAATTTTAAGATTTATTGTAAGAAAGCTTGAAGAGTTAAAACAAGAAAAATCTTAAAGAGGTTTTAAGTGTTCATCGCCTCTTGGGGTTTTAATATATTTCTCGATGTTATCTAAAATATCTCCCGCGTACCATCTATCTAGCATTTTAAATTGTTTAACCTTTTGTTCAATATTATAAAAGGTAGGGTGATAGGCTTTAGTTTTTTTAGACTGTATCATTCTTACAGTATGTCTAAAACCGCAATGATTGAGTAGAAAAGTTTTTTCTGAGGGATTAGCCCACTTTAACTCTTTTTCATATTTTCTGAAAAGAGGGGTTGTAAAGTACATATCAACATTAAAATCTTTATTAAAACTTTTTATTAATTCGCTGAAGAATTTTTTAACTAACGGAGTAAGATTCGCTCCGAAATAACCACCGTTAAACATTTTTCCTTTACCTGATATAGAACTTTGCGGATAGTTCTCAAAGGTAAACACTAACTCATTTTCACATAAAATCTTTTTAGTATCATTAACGAAATCTCCTAACACTGCTATGTCAGAGTCTACATAGAGAGCTGAACCTTCTTTTAAGAGTGTTTGATAAAAAGCATCATACTTAAGAAAGTTTATATAAAAATATTCGTGATTTACACAGGGATCGTATAATGTATTTGGTTCAAGATTAATTTCTTCGATCTTTAGCAAATCAGAAAACGAATAAAGCTTAACCTCACAAAGGAGATTAAGCTTTTTAACACATTCAAATGTTTTTACGTCTGTACAATATAATAATAAATCTTTATGTTTGTTTATTGTTTCAAGATTTTTATATAAATTATAACCAAATTTTACAAAACCATGATTTATTATGTTAACTATTTTCACTATAACTTAGCATGAAATCTAAGAGCTTTTTGCATTTTCTCTAATATTTTTTTAGGGCAATTACCTTCGGAAACTAATCGTTGAAATTCTTCTTCAAAACTTTTTACAAATGATTCTGATAGATTTAAATTTCTCGGATATAGCATTCTATGTTTAACATTAATAGAGCCATAACTTTCAAGAATCTTAGCGAAGTTTTTATTAAATTTATTCATAACATAATAGGGCTTAATACCCTATTAATATTTATGCTTTTTACCTTCTAGTTTTTTTAGGTTCTGGCTTAGTTAAAGCTTCAAGTGCTTCAATGTCTTCCATAGTAATATTCTCATCACCGAATAAATTTTCATCAGGAGCAACTGCGTCTCCATCCCCGTCAAGATAGAGTTTCATTATTTGAATACGTTCATGCCTTGATCCGAAGATTTCAATAATCGGTGGCTTGTCATCATGTTCAAAATAATTTGATTTAGGATTTTCTCTATTTTCTACAGAGAGTAGTTTAAATAAATTATCGATTTCAATTCTGGTATTAGGATCTTTATCTCTAAAACCGTTATCTACATATTCAGGAGTTGGGACGACTTTTGTGATAGGAATATAAAAAATAATATCAATTTCTTTTAAAGCCGTTCTTACTTTAGGTATGCATTCTCCAATAAATTCTTCATCAATATCAGACTTCCCGTGGTGATATAGCCACATGGAATATACAAGATTGTCTAAAGGGCACCTATCATAGATAACATTTTTTTCTTTATCATATTCTTTTACCTGCTTACACATGAAATCTAAAATAGCTTTCTGTGTTTCTTTAGTAGACTCGCTACTATGAGGTAAATTTAAATCATTTAGAACATGTCTATATGATTTTTCTGGTAGTTCATAACTCTGCCATTCTGACAAGAAGTCTCCTATTAAGGTAGACTTACCCATACAATGTGATCCTGAAATTGCTATTCTCATTATAATTTAAACATAGGGTTATTATTGTAATAGAATATAACCTCATCTACATCAAGTAAATTTTTTATATTTTCTTTATCTAATTCACTTAAAACATCTAAGAGATTTTTATAAGTAGAAAGGGCTATATCAATGTTTCGCTTCTTACAAATACCACAGCTCGTTGAACGTATTTTATTAACAGCGTCAATAAAACCTTTAATAGGAGAAGGTTTGAAGATTTCTTTATTTTCTGAGAGAAACTCAGCAAATTCATAAAATGTATGAAACCTTTTAATCTTCATCGTTCTAGCTTAGTAATCAAAAGATACAAAACATAAGTAAGATACCAGGTGATTGGTAAAAAGCAATATAAGTATATAGGCGCTGTTGTAATAAAAACAACAACACCTATACTCAATACATTTAACCAAAAAGAAAAGCAAAAAGCACAAGAAGTCATTTGAAATAATAAATTATTATATACCATAGAAAGAGACTCTGGCAGGGTATCACCAGGATTCTCTTTCATCCAATCTTTAAGTTTTTTCGGTTGTATAGCTTTAGTAAGTTTATCAATTAAAAGACTATCAAACCAAATATATAAAAACAAACTTAAACTTAATATGGTAGAAATAATTTTTAAAACAATCATACCTTAAGAGCCTTATCCCAAATAACTAAATGTAACCTCGGACTGAAATTAAAATTATATTCCTTAGCCAATTCAGCTACACCAGCGCATACCTTTTCATGTTCTGCTCTACTACCTGCACAAGGCATAAGCCAAACTCTACTACGATCAATATTAAATTTCCTAATATAGTTTTCCATAATCTCTTTCATATCATCCTCAGATTGTACTACAAACTTAAAGCCTGAGTTATGTTGAGAGTGCCATGCAAGAGTTTCAGTAATATATCTTTTCTCTTCTGGATCACCATTCGATGAAAGTTTAGGGGACGTAGTAAACGTAGCTTTAATTCTGCTATTCCATGCCGGGTGTGGCATTAGAGTTGCATTAGTTTCAAAATCTATACGAGGTGTCCATCCCCATTGTAGAAACATATAATCTAAAAACTTTAACAGCTGCTTTTGCTGAATAAGTGGCTCTCCACCAGTTAGTTTAAGAATAGCACCTTTACGTAAGTATTGATCATAGCCTTGCTCTTCCATTAGAGATAATATTTCTCTAAACGTCATCTTATTCTTAATACTCCAAGAGACATAACTGTCACAGCCAAAAGGCGCGTCTTCTGATTTAAAACCGATACATGTCAGATTACACATTGACATGCGCATAAATACGGAAGGCTGTCCTACGTATTCTCCTTCACCCTCAATAGTATAGAATATCTTATCGTCACTAAGAAAGATAGTATCTTTATCTGGATCAATTTCAGTCATATCATAATTGTATATGCTTTTATCTGGATCAATTTCAGTCATAATTATATTCTAAGCCCAGCTAGTTCCAAAATCCCATGTTGAGGGTTTATTTTTTCCACCTACGGGTACTGCCTTCGGAGGTTCATTAGTTTCTTTTGGAACAACTTTTTGTACTTTTTCTTTTTCAACAGGTGCTTTTGTATAGGCTTTTTCTGTAACTTCGTCTGGAAAAGAAATTGTTTGAGCGCTTTCTCGAGAATAAATAGCTGAATTATCAGCATGTTCAAATACTTCAGCTTGGATACATTCAACTCGATTGTCGGTTTTATGTTGGACAAAACTATTAGCTGCTTTACAAACATATTCAGCAAACTTCTCAATACCAACACCACCTTCAAGAACAGTTAACTCAGCTACCCCTTTCTTTTGTAGATCTTCAAAAGTTTTAAGCTCAGGATCATTATCAGCAATTACGAGTTTATGATCAAACTTTTCCTGGAGAAATGCTTTTAGTTCTTTTAAACCACCAAAATCCATTACCCAGTTATTTTCATCAAGCTCGCTCGCTCTGAATGTAACCTTAGCCGTTAATCTATAACCGTGAATAAATCGGCAATGAGACTTTGCCTTAGGCTGTCTAAATGCAGCACTACCCAATTCGATTACTTTAGTAGAATAATTCATATATCGATTGTAAAATACTTTTCGCTAAAATCAACATCTTTTTTCGTATCCGAAAAATTCAAAATCTTTACTGTAGTAATTATTAATTAGAGTAAGAGTTTCGGTTTTTATTTGATAAGAAAGTTCAAGGGTTGAAACCGGTTGGGCTGCAGTATTAATTTTTGGTAATTTTTTATCTGTTTTAATATTAAAATAGTTCAACATTTGATAAAATTCTTGTTCTAGATTTTCAAACTTTAATAAATAGTCTACAACAAACGGACCGATATATCTTACTTGAGGTAAAATATGATCAAAATTATTTAGCTTAGTACTACTCTCTACCCATTGGTGAAAATGATCTTTATCAAGTTCCGTAATTTTAAAGCCGTATGGACAGTAGTGTTTAATTTTATCAATATAACTCGAAATAATTCTCGTATAAGGATCCCTTACAACAATAAATTTTCTATAATTTTCGAATTTTTTAGGAAACAAATTTTGTAACATTAAACCAGTAAAATGTTGTGGAGTACAAGTAATACCGTCTATAAAAACTGATTTGAATGTATGTAATGCTCCGTCGTCGCCCCATATATCAAAAAAATTAATAATCGACGAACCGCCTGTTTTCGGTACATGTAAATGAATTAGTTTATGTTTATCTATAATTGGCATAATTAAAATAGTTTTCTATATTTAAGAATTTCAAAATCTTTATCGTATATTTCGTTAATAAGTCTAATCGTTTCTGGATAAATTTCGCAAAAATATTCTGAAGTAGGTTTTTCGAGATCGCTTGTATTTTCTCTAGGTAAAGTTATAGTAAAATTATATGATTCGGCAAAAATTGCCCACGCTTTTTTAATATAGTCATATCTTATAATTTCAGTTTCTTCTAAATTAAAATAATCTGACTGGAGCCTAACATGTTCGTTATCAATCAAACCTTCTTTTATACTCCAGACCCACTCACCAAAATGATCAGGATTAAGATTATCAAAGATAATTGAATACGGACAATCAAGCTTAACTTTATCAAAATAAGCTGAAAGTAATCTATAATAAGGGTTTCTAATTACGGTAAATTTATGATAGTTTTCATACTCTTCAGGATAAAGTTCTTTAATAGCTCTCGCTGGTAAATGAAGTGGTAACCACCACCTATCCTCAAAAAATATTGAATCTTTATAGTTATTTTGACTTAAGTGTTCTGGGTTTTCTCTATCTAACCCCATTGCCTTCGTAACCGCAGAACCTCCTGTTTTAGGTATATGAATAAAAATAACTCTTTTATCATGACAAATAGGCATATTGTTTATTTATATAGTTGATTTTCGTAGAGCAACACTTATAATAAAAAATATGAATGATGAACGAGTGAAAGAATTTTTGTTACCTACTGCTAATAGTTCAGTAGCTCTAACGGAGGAACAACAAGAAGATATTATTAATAACGCGTCAAAAGCCTATGAGAAATTTCTAGACGCTCTCGGCTTTGATTGGCGGTCAGATCCTAATAGTGATAACACCCCATATCGGGTAGCGAAGTCATTTGTTTATGATCTTATTTCTGGCTGCTATAATGCGCCACCAAAAGTTACTTCGTTTCCATCTGATGGTTACGATGGTATAGTTGCTCAGACTAATATCCCTGTTAAGAGCCTATGTAGTCATCATCATCTTGCGTTTACAGGTAAAGCGCATGTCGCATATATCCCTTCACTCGAAGGTAGGGTAATTGGTCTGAGCAAGCTAAACCGTATTGTAGAATACTTCGCAAGACGCCCACAGATTCAAGAAGGGATGACGATGCAAATTCATACAGCGATTGATGAAGTATGTGAAAGGAATAAAGGAGTAGCGGTAGTTATTGAAGCAACTCATACATGTGCTTGCTTGAGAGGTGTTAAGCATGATGGTTGTGTTATGAAGACGAGTAAGTTGTCTGGAGATTTTATGGATGATTCTGCAACAAGAAATGAGTTTTATGAATTCATCCGTAAACCTATTTACGGTTAGATTAGTAGAAATTAGTTGTAAAAGAGGGGGATTTTTTCTCCCTCTTTTTTTTGTTTACAGTTGTAAAAGTGTCGTATAATACTAAATAAGTATATAATATGGCGTACGAATTTGAACATAAAATTCTTAAAGCGAGTGAAAGTAAGCAGGCTGCGCTTTTAAGTCCTGCTAAAACTGCTGCAAATAAGCCAGATACTGGAGTAAAAATACTTAAAAAGGCTGCCTATTTCGTTATAAGAGATTGTGCAAGAGTAACAGAAAGGTATCTTATTCATTATATCTGGGGAGATCTTAAAAATCCTATCGAAAGATTAGAAGGAGTATTTACCAAAGCTGAAATTGAAAGCTTTATTACAAGATCTAAAAGAGACCCAGAAACAGGGAACTTTGTACGATTATCTTAAAAGATATTGAAAAGAAGAATAAACTAGAAGCTACAGCAGAGCCTGTACCAGTTGTAGAAAAAGAAGTAATTGATTTTACAGAGTACGACGATGAAAAAATTTATGGTGATTATGATATGTTGGGCGATGTAGTAGAGGTTCCAACAGTAAATAATACAGTAAAAGAAAAAACAGTTCTAGAAATTTTCTTAGAAGCTTTTAAACCAAAAACTTAAATAAAAATATGAGTGAAGAACAAAAAAATGAAAATGATGATATTATCGTAAACCAAAGCGATGATACTTTTGACATGGAGTTGCCTGATATTCCAATGCCTTCTGAAGAAGAAGTTGATGTTAATATTGAGGATTCAATTCCAGTAGGTTTCAAGTTTGCTTTTGTTGGCTCTGGTCAAGGTGGTTCGAGAATCGCTGAAACATTTAACAAACTTGGATATAAGAGAGTTTGCGCAGTTAATACTGCTGCTCAAGATCTTGCAACCTGTAGTATTTCGAATAAGCTTAAGATCGGCAACGAATCTGGAGCTGGTAAAGATAGAGAAGTTGCAAGAGCGGTTATCAAAGAGCAGCGTGAAGATATTCTTGATTTGTTTAGAAGATCTTTTGCAGGAGACTTTGATAGAGTAATTGTTTGTGCAGGTGCAGGTGGTGGTACTGGTTCTGGTACTACTGCAGAATTAATTGAAATTGCTAGAGAGTATCAAGCTTCTACTAAAGCTTCATCTGACAAGGTAGGGGTATTTTTAGCATTACCTAAGATTACCGAAGGTAAAAAATGTGCTGCAAATGCTTACAAAACACTTAAAGAAGTATTAAAGTACGTTGATCAAGGTGTTGTTTCTCCATTAGTTATTATTGATAATGAAAAGATTAATAAACTTTATCCTCGTTTAAGTATTAATCAATTCTGGTCTACTTCTAATGGTAGTATTTGTACCCTATTCAACCTTTTTAATAATATTATTACTAAAAATAGTAGTTACTCTACATTTGATAATAAAGATTATAAGACTGTTTTAGATAGTGGTGTAATGGTATTCGGAGCAACTCAAGTTACTAAGTGGGCTGACGGTACAGATATTTCAAAAGCAATGCGAGATAATTTACAGAAAAATATTCTTTCTGGTGGTATCAAGTTGAGCACAGGTAATGTCGCTGCTGCAGTTGTTATTGGTGATGAAGATTCTCTTGATAATATTCCTCAAGAATATTTAGATCAAGCGTTTGAACAGCTAACGAGAACTCTTAAGACAAATTCTACCGTACATCAAGGTATTTATAAGGGTAATAAATCTGGATTAAGTATCTTTACAGCTATTGGTGGTCTTGGAAAACCAGAAGATAAGCTAGATGAACTAGCACGTGTTGGTGATATTGAAAGAGATATTTAAACTAATTTCTCTCTTATTTTATCATAAACACTTTTTATTGTTTCGTCAGGGGTACCGGTTGGTACCCCTTTTTTAAATTCTTCAAAGTCTCCCTTAATAGCAGCAGCTCTCATTTTTGAACCTTTTATAGTAGAAGGGTCATTAGGATCTTGCTTACCAGTTAAACTTCTCTCACCGCCTAGGACTTCTACATTTACTTTGGATCCGTCTCTCATCGGTCTGCTAAACGTATCTCTATAGTAATCTGCCCTATCACTACCAGCGATAATATGTAGTACGGGATATCCTAAAATGTTTTTAAGATAGCCTGCAGCATGTTGAGGAGTCTTAACCTTATCATTATCTACAATGTTAATATCTTTAAAGTTTGGATTATTTCTAAAAACATCAAGTCTGCTTTGATATTCTAACGGACTTTTTTTATCCTTTGAGCTTGGAGATAAAAAAACATAAAAATCCCCATCGTTTTTTTCAGCAAGCTCTTTTCCTAAGTTAATAAGATGTTGATGACCAGCAGTAGGTGGGTGCATTCTTCCAAATATAAAATAAGCAGAATCTTTTTTAGGCTGACTAATTAAATCGTTATGATTTACTACAGCCTCTACTAACTGGTCAAAAATTTTTAACATTATGAATTTTTTGTTGCGTAAGGATCGTAATTAGGTACTTCAGAAGGCTGCTCAATAGGATCATAATCATTTAAAATCTTATTATAGACTTTTAATTTATCTTCTGCATTTTTAGCTGTTACAGTAGTATATAGAGCTTTCTTTTGAAAATCTGAAAGTTCTAAAGTATTAGGGTCAAGAGTAAGGGCTCTTCTAATCATATCAATATATTCTCTAATACCTTCCGGAGTTTCTTTTTCTTCTTCTTCCTCACCTTCTATAGGAGCGTCTTCGGGTGGTGCTGCAGCATCAGGCATTGGCATTTCCCCGGTAACTAAATTCGAAGGACCTTCAGGCATATCGCCTACGGAAGGAGCTGAAGGGAGAGGAATATCAGCTTCTTCAACTGGGTTATTTTCTTTATATTTTTTGGATAAATAACCTAAATATTTTAGAAAATCTTTATAGGTTTTACCGTTAACTCTTCCGTTTTTATCAACTTTTACTTCTAAACCACCTTTACCTTTAAGGGTATAAAACTCATCATTCTTATCAACAAGTTCAAAAGTACCGATTCTCAATAATTTTTTAGCGACTAGATCTTGATTATAATTAGCACCTTGGTCAACTTCTATAGAAGAACCCCAATCATAACCTTCTTCCTCATCAATTCGAGAAAGCATTTCAATAATTTTTGCATCAAAAGGACTTATTTCCATAATAGTATTTATGTTTGAGAAAATGATAATCTTGGACGATTAGGATTATTCATCATTTCAACTTCATCGTTCATAACAGTCCTTGTAGATTTCATTTCGTTTTCTTCTTCATCGTTGTCAAGAGATTGTTTAAGCGCAGATACATCCTTATGCTTATCCATTTGTTTTATTTGATTTACAATCTCTTGTTCTGGAGCAGTTAATGGCTCTTTATTTGCAAGTTTATTTATAACGGTTCTTATAACCCCTTGATTATCTGCTACAGCTAACTCTTTTAAAGAGTCGGGAATATCATTCTTTCTCGGTACAGCATATTTTTGAACCGGTCCTGCACTTGGTACTTCATAAGCTCCTGGAAATCTTAGCGGGCTTTGTGAAGAACCTGTACCACTTCCACCACCATCTAGCCCTGAGGATTGGGTAAAAGCTCCGCCACTTCCTCCATATGAAAGTCCATTTCCACTTTCATACAAATCAATATACTTTAAAACAGTATCAGTGAAATTACTCATATAGATATTTATCGGATTAGATTAAATTTTATATTTAAATCCGTAAAATACCTCTCTGATAGAAAATTTAACTCATATTTCTTGGATATAGAAGTTATAGTCTTGAATGAATAGTTTTTTTGAGATTTCTTTTCAGTGAATACTTTTATCCTTTCACATTCTTCTATTACTTCCCCGTATTGTTTATACTCTTTTAGTTGTTTGAACTTTACTTTACCGGTATAAATGCATATAGGGAGGTGTTTATTTATAAGTTTTATAATCTTTTCTGTTTCTTTACTTGTAAAGTTATCTTCTTTTTTGTAGTAAAATATTAAATTAAATAGGTTTTTTCGTTTAATGTATATATCACATATTTCTTTTATAAAATTATGATAGAAAAACCTTTTACAATAACTTTTCGTTAAATCGATTTCATAAGAGTTATAATATTTAAAGATATCTTTTTGTGTTTTACCGATTATAACATCTATAACTTCATTCAGAGATATGGCAGAAATATAATTATATAGCGGAATGTTTATAGTAGGGTGCTTAATCTCGTTCACGAAGTGATTGTAACCATAAGTTTTTTAATAATCAACTTATTTTTTAAATTGAGAGGAAATAAATTGATTTTATCTCTTCTTGTGAAAGGTTTACAAACTTCTGAGCTTGTGGTTCGAAGAAAGATAGAGAGTATAACCCTGAAGGATCATCTAGTACAATTACATTTATTGCATGAGCGCCACCTTCATCTCTTATATAGTAAATCTCTCCAACAGCAGGAGAAGCTGCATTAGGGTGTTCTTTTTTAATATAAGACTTTAAAAATACTGTAAACGCTTTAGCAAAATCATCACAATCTCCAACATTTTGTTTCCATTCAGTAAGACCTAAATCTCTTAAGAATTGTAAGAAATCCATTTGAGCATTTGTTTCAACCCAGTCTTTAGAAAGAAGATTATATTCTGGATCCGCAAATACTGAAGAATTAAAAGTAACTCCATACATCATCAAGGTAAGTTTTACATCATCGTTTGAAACTGTCTTTTTAATAGCATCATCTAATTGTTTATTATTAATAAAAGTTGTCTTAATAATTACAAATAAAATAATAAGTACAGTAGCACCGATACCTAAAAACTTAACATTTTTTCCGAACAGTAATTTTTTAATCTTCTCCATTTTCTTCTTTCTTTAAAAATTTTCTTAATCTTATATTAATGATACCGTTATAAGAGGTAGGGTCTTCTAGAACTTTATGTTCGAATTGTAGTCTCGCTTCCTGATAAGCGCACTGCCACTTTGATTCACAGAGAAGTAATATTTCTCTTTTAAATTTTTCTTCACCCAGAGTTTTTAAATCTTCTGCAAGCTCATTGCAAGAACTCCAGTAAGTTTTCCAATCTGATTCTACTTTTTCAATTCTTCTTCTTTTTTTACCCTTAAGAGGTGGTCGTTTAATTAACTTCCAAAAAAATTTTTTACCTATGTAGTATTGACCAGTATTAAGATTTGTAATCTTATACACAAACCCTTGATAGTCTTCCGGGTCAAATTCTTCTGGATACAACCACATCTAGTTTACTTAACGCTTACTCTTTCTCTTTCTACTCTTCTTCTTACGCTTCTTTCTACGTCTATGTACAACACCGCCACCCCATCCGAATAAGTTTCTAGCATCTCCTGTAGCATACCAATCAGAGTTACCTACATCTCCGCCGTGACCTCCGAAGTCTCCAAAAACCCCACCGCTACCTGACGTCATAGCTCCTCCTCCATCTCCTCCGTCTTCAAGTATACGTAAAAATCTCTCCTCGTATGTTTTCATTTTAATTATTTAGTGGATATCTAGAAAAATATATTATAATAGAGTAATGGATATAAAACCGAGCTTAGAACTTTTAGAAAAATACTCTGAAGAATTGAGCGAGTTTTGTCAAGTTGATGAATTTAATGTAAAGGAGAAACAGATGAAAGCTCCTCTTATAAAGCATTTGTTTGTTGGAAGATTGATTAGACATAAAATGCTTGGAGGTAAATTAAGATCCGAAAAAGAAAAACTTATAAACAAGCTTGCTGAAAAGGCTATTAAAGAATCTCCTGTAAAACTCGATACGAGAAAGATTGCAGAAGCTGCGAATAAATCAGACTTAGTTGTAGATATCTCAGATCAAATATATTACAATAGTCAGATAATAGAATATTTAGAGAAGGTTGAAAGAATACTTTCTTCTTTTACTTACGATGTAAAAAATATCGTAGAGATTATGAAGTTAGAAACCACATGATAACTTTAGATTTAGATACAGGGAGAAATAATGGAAAGATAGTTTCCGGAGATTTCGCAGAGCTAAGAGAGCACTTTTCTGTTAAAAATGAAGCTGCTAATTTTGCTAGACGAAGAGGTTTTTTTGTAAAAGATAGAACCTATCTAATTACACCTACTGGTAAGTTTGAATTACATTTTACGGAAGAAATTATTAAATGGTGTAGAGAAAACGATACAACTTTTGAGTTAACAGATCGGTTAAAAAAAGCAACTGAACCTACTTTAAGGTTTAATTTTGAAGACCCTAAACTTAACTTACAGCTGAGAGATTATCAAGAAGATGTTGTAAAAACGTGTTTACATAATCATCACGGGATAATTGAGTTAGCTACTTCTGGTGGTAAGACGTTAATTATTTCTTCTTTATTAGAAAATTTATATAGAGAGAATCCTGAGTTTAAATGTCTTATAATAGTACCAGACTTGGGGTTGGTAAAGCAAACAAAAGGAGACTTTAATGATTATGGTGTTAATTTTTCATTTAGCATATGGACAGGAAAAGACGAATTAGATTTCTCAACAAACGTTATCATAGCGAATACAGGCATCTTACTCTCGGAGAAGAGCAACACGGAATGGACAGAGAGTATAGATGTTTTAATCGTAGACGAAGTGCACAAGGTCCGCAAGGGCAACAAAATCAACAAACTCATTAAGCGAATCCTTACTTTTCATAAATTCGGCTTTACTGGTACACTACCAGAAGAGTCTATGGATCAATGGAATATATTCTCTAAATTTGGTTCGGTGAAATACTCTAAAAAAGCTCACGAGTTAAAACTTGAGAGTTATGTAACCCCGGCAAAGGTAGCAGGTTTAAGATTAAATTATCTTAATCCTCCAATTTTTAGATCTGCTGATATAGATAATCCAACAGAATTGTTTACTCAAGAACAGAAATACATTATATCATCAGATTACAGAAACAATTTTATATCTAACCTTTGTGATAGAGTAGACAATAATTGTCTTATTCTAGTAGATTTAATTGATCACGGTTTAGAGTTAGAGAAAAAACTAACCGAAAATAAAATTAATAAAGAAATATATTTTATACGAGGTGAAGTAGATGTAGAAGAACGAAGACGAGTACAAAAACTTATGGAAGAGCAAAACAATATTTGTGTTATTGCTATTTCAAAAATATTTTCAACAGGTATTAATATTAAGAATTTGCATTACTTAATATTTTCAGCTGGCGGAAAAGCAAAAGTAAAAATTATTCAGTCTATCGGTCGTGGTCTACGTTTACATTCTGATAAAAAACAATTTTTAATTTTCGATATTATTGATAATTTACGTTATGGATTACAACATTTCGAAAAGAGAAAACAATTATATAAACAAGAACAAATACCATACGGGGTAAAAGATTTTTATGAAAAGTAAAATTTCAAATAAAGTGGAAACGGATGTAATGGATGAAAAGAAAAAAAATCCTAAAGAGCAGTTTTATGTAGATCCAAAACTCTTTTATAAAGAGATAAAAGAATATTATAAATCTGATGATATTAACGATTATCTTGCAGAGAGTATCTACAAAATTGCCAAAGGACTTTCTTATGCTCCAAATTTTATAAATTATTCTTACAGAGAGGATATGGTAGGGGATGCAGTTATTAAAATGTATACCGCTTTAAAAAATAAAAAATTTAATATTGATAGCAAAGACTCTAAGGGAAATAATTATAACCCATTTTCTTATTTTACAACCATTGCATTTCATGCTTTTATTACTAGAATTAAAAAAGAGAAAAGAGAAAAAGAAACAATTGCTGCATATCAAGAAACCTATTACAGAGAAGTTCTTAATTCTGAACCAGGTGGGGATGGTGTGTATGTTAATCCTGAAAAAGAGGATAATTATAACTCCCAGTACGAATGAGTATTACTATTAAAAATTCAAAAGTGTGTTGCTTTAGCGACCTTCATCTCGGTGTTCACCAAAACTCAACTCAATGGCATGAAATAGCTTTTGAGTTTGGTAAATGGATGAAAAAAGAGCTCAAAAAAAGAAAAATTAAAGATATTATTTTTTGTGGCGATCTTTTACACTACCGAGATGAAATTGCAGTTAATACAATACAAGCAACATCTAAATTTTTATCTGAACTATCTGATTTTAATATCACGATGATAACAGGTAATCATGATTGCTTTTTTAAAAACAATTCATCAGTACATTCTCTTTCAATCTTAAAGGGTTATAAAAATATTACTGTTATAGACGAACTAACATCAGATGTTTTTTTCGGTAAAACATTATCTTTTTGTCCTTGGGGTACTGAAGTATCAGACATACCAAAGAGTGATTATGTTTTTGGTCATTTCGAAATTGCTTCATTTAAATTAAATGAAACTAAACTCTGTGATCATGGCTTTACGAGTGATGAATTATTTCAAAAATCTCCTCATATTATTACAGGTCATTTTCATACACGTCAATTTAGAGAATATTCAAATGGTAATATCATATATCTCGGTGCTCCCTATAATATGGATTTCGGAGATTCAACTGAACCGAGAGGAATCTGTATACTTGATCTAGAGACAAGTGCTATTGATTTTATACCTAATGAAATATCTCCAAAGCACAGAAAACTTAAATTAGGGGAGATTAGAGAAAATAAAAAATTATTAGAAAAGTATACTCCGGGAAACTTTGTACGATTAACTGTAGATACGAAATACACCCCTGAAGAGATAGATGAATGGATAAAAGAAATTAATAAGCTTAAACCTTTAAACTTAACTGTTGATTACAAATATAATATTGGAGTACAAAAAATTGTCTCAGATGTTGATTTCTCGAGTGTTGATGTAACTGAAGCAATAAGAGAGTTTATTAATAAGCTTGAAATTGATAATAAAGATGATATAATTGATTATACTCTGCAATTGTATAAAAAATGTAAATGAAATTTATTGAATTTAAAAAACTTTATATTAAAAACTTTCTCTCTATTGGGGACGAATTTGTTGAAGTAGACTTTAAAAAGGGTCTTAACATTATCACCGGGTCAAATAAAGATAAAGAAGATAGAAGGAATGGTGTTGGAAAATCCGCTATTGCAGATGCTATTTATTTCGCCGTCTTCGGTACAACGTTAAGAGATATTAAAAAAGATTTTATAAGCAATAACCTTATAAATGACGGAGCTGTTGTTAAACTTTGTTTCTCGGTGATTGATGAGACTTCTCTCAAGGAGATAGAAATAGAAAGAACACTCAGCCCTTCGAAGGTTTATCTTTCAGTAGATGGAGAAGATAAGACACTCGATAGTATTAGTAATACTAATAGTTATATTGAGCATCTCTTATCCACAAACCAAGAAATATTTAAAAACTGTATTATTCTAACAATTAATAATACCATTCCTTTTATGGGAATGAAAAAACAAGATAAGAGAAAGTTTATCGAGAGTATTTTTAATTTAGAAGTATTTTCAAAGATGCTTGATTTACTTAGATCAGATATTTCTGAAGTAAAAAATGCTTTTAATATTGAAACAACTAAACTAAACGAAAATAAAAATAATCTTGATGAATTAAATTCTAGAAGTATCGTCTTTGAAGATGAAAGAAAATTTAGACTAGAAAAATACTTAAAAAGACAAAATAATAATAAAGTTGAACTCCAAGAGTTGGAAGAATATTTTAACAAGTATGAAAAGAAATCTGTATCTTCTCTAGAAGAGCAAATTAAAGCATCGAACGATAGTATTAATAAAGTAGATACTAAGATAAATGATTTTCATAAAAGTATAACTAAACTAGAAACAATTATCGAAGAGCTTAATAAGCAATACAAAAAAATGGGTACAAAAGATGATAAGTGTCCTGTTTGTTTGAAGAGTGTTGATAGAGAAGATAAAAATCATATTAAAGAAGAAAAAGAAAAAATTAAAAATTTTATAAAAGAAAACACTCAAGAAATAGAAAAGCTCAAAAAAGATCTATCTCAATTTGAAGGTGTAAAAAAGTTTATTAATAAACAACTTAAAACTACAAGTAAGAAAATTAAAAGTGTACTCGTCGAAGAAACGAACTATACAAATAATCAGCAAAGAAAAAACCAACTTCAAGAATGGCTTATATCTCTTGAAGAAGATATTGAAATAGTAAAAAACGATAAAAATGTCTTCACTGATCTAATTAAAGATATTGAGAAGAAAACTTTTGAGACAAATGAAAAGATAGAAAAAATTAAAAAACTATCCAAGACCCTAGATAGTGTTAAATTTGTTGTTTCAGAAGAGGGTGTTAAGTCTTACATTATTAAAAAAATATTAGAACTCTTTAATAATAAAATTAACATTTATCTATCAAAGTTAGATTCTAATTGTACTTTATTGTTCGATGAATATTTTGAAGAGAAAATTATTAATGATAAAGGTATAGAGAGTTGTTATAATAATTTTTCTGGAGCAGAAAAAAAAGCAATTGATTTAGCTTGTATGTTTTCTTTTATGGATATAAGAAGACTTCAAGGTGATGTAGCTTATAATTTATGTTTGTTCGATGAATTGTTCGATTGTTCATTTGACGAAAAAGGTGTAGAATTGGTTCTCGAAGTACTAAAAGAAAGAATAGAGACTTTTAACGAGAGCTGTTATATTATTTCTCATAGAAAAGAATCCATTAAAGCGGCTACTGGCGAGATTGTTAACTTAGAGAAGAAAAATGGAATTACCTGTCGTGTGGATTTTAAAGAAGAATAAAATAATTATATAAGATGATTCGTACAGGTTTTCCAAATGTAATAGGCGCCCCTTCACTAGGTATGCCTTTAGGTCTTCAACCTATTCAACAAGGTTTAATTACCCAAAAACAAAATCTTCCAGCTCAGGAAGAAACCTCTTTACCTAAGGCTGTAAATTTTATTGCAGATCAATCTGGTTGTGGTTTCTGGAGAGTGTTCTGGCCAAGCGATCAATTAAACTCAAGAATGATGAGCGTTGTAATGAACGTATGTCAAATGATAGGAGATGAAAGATTTTTTAGTACACTAAAAACTGTAAGAATTCAGAGACAAGCCACACCTGCTCAGCTTCACTACGTAAAATTTTTGAAACAGCTTCAAGAGAAATACGGTTTTCAATTAATATATGAAATAGACGATGTAATGTTCTATGAAGATATCCCTGAGTATAATCATTTTAAGCCAGGCTTTTCAGACCCTGAAGTAAGGAAAACTTCAGCTGAGATTATGTTAATGTGTGATGAAATTACAACTACAACTCCAACAATTGCAGAGTATTATAAAAGCAAAACAGGTCATCTAAACGCTACTGTAGTGCCTAATTTTATTCCTAAATGGTGGGCTGGTAATCTCTTCGATGAAAAAAGAATTGGTAGATACTATGATAAAAACAAGAAAAAGCCTAGAGTACTTTATGCAGGTTCAGGAGCCCATACTGATGTAGATAACAGGGTAAAAGGTAGAGATGATTTTGGTCATATTTTAGACGCAGTAAGAAAAACAGTTAATGATTTTCAGTGGGTATTCTACGGAACGTTGCCTAGAGCTCTAGCTGATTTAGCTAATACAGGTAAAATAGAATTCCATCCCTGGACAAAGCTTTACGATTATCCCGAGAAGCTAAATAGTTTGAAATGTCAGGCAATGGTAGCCCCTCTTATTGATAATACATTTAACAGATGTAAGAGCGAAATAAAAAATACTGAAGCAAGTGTTTTAGGTCTTATCCCGGTTTGCCAGAATCTTAACCCTTATAAGGACGTTGAACTTAAATTTAATACCGGAGACGAAATGGTTGATCAAGTAAAAGGCGCTTTAAAGAACAAAGATACTTTTATGAAAAGTATTAGAAGGAATAGAGCTAAAGGTGAAAAACTATTTCTCGAAAATAAGGAAAATATCGGGATGTGGAAAGAAATTTATCAAGGTCATAAGTACGGAACCATTGAAAGAGAATTAGTAAATAAGTACAATGGTATAAAAACAATTAAACTAGAAAATAATTCTTGATATTACTCCAAAAGCATCTATTATCATCTTGAATGTACAGGAATATAGCTTACAGACAAGAATCTGGTGATGGTGTAATTTACCATTTTACATACGACGAAAATGGTAAACGCATAGTTACCCAACACACCGTTAAACCTTATTACTATAGAGAGACAAGTAGCAAAAAAGCTACTCATACAAGTATCTATAATACCAAGCTTGAAAAAATTCAATTCGATACAGAATATGAACGAGCTGTTTCTTTAAGATCAAAAGCTGGAGAAGATAGAGGCGTTATACGAGTGTATGAAAATCTCCGAATCGAGCATCAGTTTCTAATTGATTACTACTGGAAGAACTGGGATAATATTGACCCTGTTTCTATGCCGTTAAAGGTTTGGTTTCTTGATATTGAGGTATATTCACCAGACGAATTCCCAGAAGCTAATAAAGCTGCTCATCCTGTAAACATTATAACAATCTATGATACAATAGATGAAAAATACTATTCTTGGGGTTATAATGATTATGAACCAAAAAGTAAAGATCATATTTACTTTAGATGTGAAGATGAGAGAGATATGTTTCAAAAATTTCTCGAATTCCAAGCCGTAGATTACCCGGATGTAATTTCTGGTTGGAACTCTGAGTTCTTCGATTTACCATATATCATTAATCGAATTGCTATATTGTTTGATGAATCTGAACCAAGACGTTTGTCTCCGGTCGGTAAGATTAGAGCCAGGGAGGTAAGATCTGCCTTTGGAAAGATGCAAGCAAAATGGTCTATAGACGGTGTTTCATGTGTAGATTATATTGATGTATATAAAACGTTTACTCAAGCTCCTAGAGAGTCCTACAAGTTGAACTCCATTGCTCAGGTTGAATTGGGTGAAAAGAAAGTAGACTTTGGAGAGTCTAATTTAGCTTCTTTAGCAGATAAAGATTGGGAAACATTTGTTGACTACAACGTACAGGACGTTAGGTTGTTGGTCAGGCTTGATGCAAAGCTTCTTTATATAAAACTCCTTCGTACTCTTGCTTTTGTTGGACTTACCCCTCTTGAGAATGCTCTAGGTACTATCTCAACTGTTACAGGAGCAGCTATTATTGAAGCGAGACGTAACGACGTGGTCATTCCAACCTTTATAAGAACAGATGATGAAAGAAACGGTAAATATGAAGGCGCGTATGTGAGTGAACCGCAAAGAGGTTTCCAAGACTATCTAGTCTCTTTCGATGCTAACAGTCTATATCCATCGGTGATGATTACTCTGAATTTATCTCCTGAAACTAAATTTGGTTCGATTGTCTCAAAAAACAAAAAAGAAATTATTGTAAGAGATGTAAACAATAATGACTTTAAACTCTCACCTAAAAAGTTTCTAGACTTTTGTAAAAAGGAAAAAATATCAATCTCTAAAGCAGATAAACTTTTTCTACAGAAAAAGAAAGGTATCTTTCCAAGTATTACAGAAAAATTTTATGCTATTCGTCAAAAGCATAAACGTCAATGGGATGTAGCTAGAGCAAAGTTAAATGATTTAAAAAAATCTGATCCTGAGTATAAGCAAACTCAATTTGATGTAGAGCGTTTATGGATTCAGCAGCTTACTTATAAAATTTTGATTAACCGAATTTATGGTTATTTCGGTAATAAAGCCTCCCCTATGGGTGACCCGGATATTGCTCGTTCAATTACTCTTACCGGTCAAGGTGTTATTAAACAAAGTAATAAAATTCTTACTCGGTATGTTAAAGAAAAAACTGAGATGTCTGATGAAGAATTGGTAAAGAATAATCCTATTATCTACAACGATACTGATTCAGTTTACATGACAATTAGGCATATTATTAATCATAAGAAACTAAATTTTGCTAACGGAAAAGACGTAACAAGAGAGATTTATGATTTAGTTGAAGATATAGAAAATGTTCTTAACGATGGTATACAAACATGGTCTGTTAATGCTTTAAATTCAATTGATTCTAGATTTAAATTTAAGAGAGAGTCAATTTGTGATAGCGGTCTCTTTTTGCAGAAGAAAAGATACGTACTACATAAGTTAGATGATGAAGGTCTAAAGACGGATAAATTTAAGTATACTGGAGTTGAGGTTGTTAGATCAACAATGCCTAACCCTATTAAACCTTTGGTTAAAGAAGTAATGGAAGAGATGATCTTATCAAAAGACTATGTAAAGATTAACGGGATGTTTAACAATCTTTACAAGACATTTAAAGCTCTACCTATTGAGGATTATGCTCTAGTTATGGGAGTTTCAAACTATGATCATTATGCTTTTAAATGTCAAGGCTTTAAAACTGTAAAAGGAATGCCTATACATGTCAAGTCGGCTTACTTCTATAACTCTCTCTTAGAAAAGTTAGATCTAAAACATAAGTATGAGCCAATCGTTTCTGGAGATAAAATTCGTTTCTTGTATGTTGAGACACCGAATAAATACGGTATAAAAACTATTGCATACAAATATTCCTTTCCTGAAGAATTTAAGCAGCTACTTAAACCTGATATAGATACAATGTTTGAAAAAATTGTTTGTAGTGTATTCGAGCGTTGTTATGAAGCTGTAAACTGGCAGTTCGCAAAGCCAGGACAACAAGTTAAAACAAATTTGTTTGAACTCTTTAATTAACTTGATTTTTAAGTAAACCTATTATATATTAATGTTATGGCAGATAAAAAAGAAATTATTGTATTCGTAGATGGAATTGGTCGTACAATTTACGGCGAACAGGTTTCATCAAATAAGGAAGTAGTCAAGGTAAAGAACCCGGCTATTATTAACGTTGTACCTAATCAGCAAACAGGTCAACTTCAAGTTCAAGTACTTCCATTTTTCTTTAATGAATTTCTTAAAGAAAAGGATAAGGATGATACTGTATGGTCATTCAACAAGGGTAATATTACTTTTGGAGATGATGTTAATCTTGACGATAAGCTCGTTGAACAATACGAAAAGATGTTTAACCCGAGCGCAATTATCACACCAGATCAACCTACAATTGCTACTCCAGCTGAAGCAGCTCAATCAGCAGGTCAAGCAAAGGTAGTTAAACTTTTTGATGAATAACCTTGATTTATTTAGAAGGTAATTTATCATAGATATATGAGTGCTGATAAAAAAGTAGACAAGGCGATTGATGATGTATTTCTCGCCTTAGAAAAAATTAACCCAGAAGCGGGCTTTCTTTCAGATCAAACTTTATCAGCCGTAACAGAATGGATTGATACCGGGTGTATGGTACTAAATGCTATTATATCCGGTTCTCTCTTTGGTGGTGTTCCTAAGGGTCGTATTACAGGCTTTTCTGGTCCTTCGATGACTGGTAAGACTTATATTATTAATAAGATTTTAGGGAATGCTCAAAAGAAAGGAATGATTCCGGTCATTTTCGATACAGAGGTTGCGGTTGATAGTAAAAGTGCAAAAAGCGTTGGTCTTGATCCTGAAAAAGCGAAGTATGTACCTGTAGATACTGTTGAGAATTGTAGAAATCAGATCTTTAAGATGCTTGAAACTATTGAGAATAAACCTGAACTAAAAGGTAAGTTTATCATTAGTATTGATTCTCTTGGAAATCTTTCTGCACAGAAAGAGTTAAATGATGCTGCCGCAGATAAGTCAGCTAATGACATGGGTTTGAGAGCTAAACAGCTCAAATCTATGATGAGAACTCTTACGTATAAGGCTGCTAAAACTGGTACAACTATTCTCTTTAGTAATCATACGTATGAAGACCCTGCTGCGATGTATCCGTCGTTAATTAAGCAGCAATCTGGTGGTAAAGGTCCTGTTTATCTTGCAAGCGTACTAGTACAGCTAGCAGCTAAATATGAAAAACAAGATCAGACAAATGATAAAGATCAGATGTTAAGTAACGCTAAGAGCTATAGCGGGGTTACACTACGAGCTCTTACTGTTAAGAATCGTTTTGTACCACAATTCCTTCAAGCGGAAATGTATTTGAACTTCTTGTCAGGTTTGAACAAGTATTCAGGTATTAAAGAGCTTGCTGTTGATAATGGTATAATGGTTCAAACTGGTTCTACTTATATGCTTGCAGATGGTACGAAGCTTGGCTATTTCAAAACGTTCAGAGATGATAAAGAGTTTTGGGATGAAAAGATTATTCCAGCGATTGAAGAGTCTATTACCGCAAAATGGAAATACGGTAATGATACTGAAGATAAAGTAGAATCCTTAATGGGAGAACCCGCTGAAGATGAAGACGAATAAGTCTTTTTAAAAATAATATCGTAAAAGCAACATTTACTTGTTGCTTTTTTTTATTTTCTATTCTATTATCCTATATATGAAATGTGTTATTCCAGTAAGTGGTGGTTTAGATTCCACTGTAATGATTTACGATGCAGCTAAATCTAAAAGATACGATGAGATTTACGCTATTACGTTCTTTTATAATCAAAGACACGCTAAAAAAGAAATCGATGCAGCCTTTGCTTTAGTGGAGAACTTACAAGAACAAACAGCATGCCAAATTTTTCACGAAGTTGTAGACTTAAGTTTTTTCTCAGATATAGCTACCTCTTCTTCTCTTACAAACGAAAATATTGATGTAGCGAAAACTAAAGATGTTTTAGGAGACCCTCAGACTGTAAACTATGTACCGTTTAGAAATCTAATGATGCTATCTATCTTATGTTCTTATGCAGAGTCTAATGGAGCTCAAGAGGTATATTATGGTAGCGCTCTTGTAGATTCTCAAGCTGGTTACTGGGACGGTAGCGAAGAGTTCTTCAGCAGTCTAAACAATATCGTTGGACTGAACCGAAAGAATAAAATTACTATTCGTACACCTCTTATTACTCTTGATAAGAAAGATATTATTCAACTAGGTATCAGAAGTGAAGTGCCTTTTGAAGATACTTGGACATGTTATGAAGGTAATGAACTTTCTTGCGGTCATTGCCCTGCCTGTTCAAGCAGAATAAAAGGTTTCTTAGACAATAATATGAAAGATCCGCTTGTATATAACCGTAATATTAACTGGCCTGTTGAAGAGAAAAATATATAATAAAATTATGTGCGCTATATTTGGTTCAAAAAATAGAGAAACGTTTATTAAATTATATAATCTGAACAAGCAAAGAGGCATTTCTGCTCATCATGTACGTGTGCTTGACCACAAAAACCGAGATATAGGTTCTTGGACAAAAGAAGGTCAAATGAATGATGCTAGATTACCAGACGGTAAATACTACATAGGTCATTGTCAAGCCCCTACTACTGAGAATCAAAAATTTGATAAGGATACAACTCACCCATTTGAGTATCAGAGTTATGAGGTCTGTCATAACGGTATTATTACTAATGTAAAACCGTTAGTTAAATCTTACAAGCTAGAAAACTTTAAAAAGTATAAAGTAGATTCTAGCATTATACCTGAGTTGTGTTATGAAATTGGTCCTAGAGCTGCTTGTGAGGTATTAGAAGGTACATTTAGTCTGTTAATTTACAATACTAAGGCAGACGAATTGCTCTTAGCTCGTAGTGGATCAACGTTATTTTATAATGATGAAGGCGACTTTTCATCTACTGAGTTTGAAGGTTCAAAAGAGTTTCCAGAAGGTAAGCTTGCTTCAGTAACAAAGGATGGAATTGATACTGAATATACACATTTCGAAACCCATTCACCATTTTTTATATGAAAATATTATTTTATACTTGTACAAAATTAAATAAGAAAGCTTTTATAGAGTATAGTCCTCTTTATAAAAGTCTAGTAACAGATAAGACAAAAGAGAAATCAGATAATCATTTTACTGGATTAAGGTTTGAAAGTGAGCTTGTAGTTAATTATGAAAATACAAAATCCCTTTCTGTTCAATATAATAAAGCGAGAAAGTATTATGATAAGTTTGACGCGGTAGTTTACATACATGACGATGTTTTTATTACAGAAGGTTTTCTTCAAAGTAAACTAGAAATGGGTTTTGCTCAATTTGATATTGTTGGTTTAGCTGGAGGAGCAAACCCTCAGCTCAAAAACCATGGTCTGTGGCATCTTATGTGTCCTAGAGAAACAATGAGTGGGGCTGTATCTCACTTTACAGAAGATAATAAAGAGTTTGTTACATCTTTTGGACCGTTTGGGAGAAGATGTTCTTTAATGGATGGTTTATTTTTAGCTGTACATACTCACACTGTAAAAGAAAAAGATCTTAAATGGGATGAAAATGTTATGTTTCATCATTACGATCTTATATTTTGTTTAGATGCAAATAAGAAAGGTTTGCGTATGGGTACAGCGCCTATTTATGTTGTACATGAATCTCCCGGCTTAAAAAGTTTTTCAGAAGAATACTTGCAAAGCGAGAAATATTTTATAGACTATTTCAATAACTACTAATGAATAAAAAAATCGATACTAACTTTTTTGAAAACGTCATTTTGTTTAACTGTTTGACAGATGAAAATTATCTATCTACAGTTGTACAATATATGAAACCAGATATTTTTAATAATAGAGATATAAAAAATATTATTGGTATCATTACAGACTTTTTTGAAGAAAGATCCCAGCCACCTACACTAACAGAAGTAAAAAGTTATTTAACTACAGAAGAATTAAAAGACTCTTTTAAAAAGTTAGTAGAAGCGTTTAAAGTTATAGATAAACCAGGTGATAAGAAAGAGCTTATGGACAATACTGAGCAGTTTATTAGAGAAAGAACTGTCTTTAATACAATGCTTGCTGTAACAGATATTTGCTCTAGAAATGATGCTATAGATACAGGTCAAATTTTAGATATGTTTGAAGGTGCTTGTTCGGTGTCTTTAGCAAATGAAAAAGGTCATGAATATTATTCAGAGATTGATAAACATTGTAATGATCTTCAAAACGTAGATAAAACTATTTCTACTGGTTGGTCCTGGTTAGATAAAAAGCTTGGTGGTGGTTTTCTTGAAGACGGTAGATCTCTATACGTGTTTGCTGGTGAGACGAATGTTGGTAAGAGTATTTTTCTTCAGAACGTTGCTCAAAATATAGCGAATCAAAATAAGAGTGTTCTTATTATCTCTCTTGAAATGTCTGAGAAGGCTTATTGTAAGCGTATATCTGCAAATATCTCTCAAATACCATTTAACGATCTCCCTAATAATACAGATAGCTTAAAGGCAATCGTACAGGGTAAAAAAATGAAACTACCTAGCTCGAGAATTCTAGTTAAAGAGTTTCCACCAAACACAATGACATCCTCTCAGTTGACAGCATTTGTGAAAAAGATTGAGCAGACAGGTTATCAGTTTGATGCAATTGTTATTGATTATTTAAATCTTGTACAGGGTAAAGGTGATAATGGTTATGAAAGAATTAAACATGTTGCTGAAAGTATACGAGCAATGAGCTACTTCTTTGAATGCCCTATTATTACAGCTACTCAGTTGAATCGATCTGGGTTTGATACAGAAAATCCTGGGATGGATTCAATTAGTGAGAGTATTGGTACAGCTGCTACCGCTGACGTTATTATGGGTCTTTGGCAGCTAGATGAAGATAGAGAGTTAAACGTGATCAAAATGTGTATGATGAAGAATCGATACGGTCCAAACTTTGGAGCAGTTAGTATGGCTATTGATTACCCTACACTTACCTTATCTGAAGATAATACATTGAATGCTGATGATGACGTAGTAAATACTTCCGAAGCTTTAAGAACCTTTTCGGATGAAATAACGGAAGAAGAAGCTAAAAGTAGATGAAAAAGCCTGAACTAGTAATTGTTAATAATGATTTAGACGGAGCTGGGTGTTACGTACTTTATACATGGGTCGCTGAAAATAAACCTATACTGTATGAGGTAACTCAAAAGACAGCTGGCGAAAAAATTCGTCAATTTTTTGACAAGAACTCGTTTTCAGATTTCTCTAAAATTACTATTCTAGGGGTTGATGTATCTGGGTTAGAGGAAGTAATTGATAGCGGGAATGTATTTATTATTTCTGCTCATAAAGCTTTCTTGGAAAACGAACATAATTTTAAATTGGCGAAAGTTATTGCTAAGGAAGATGGTTCGAGTACAAGATTAACTTTTAGTTTATTTAAGAAAGGGTTTAAGTACAAACCAACTGAACAGCAAAAACTGTTAGTTGTATTAATTGATGATGCTGTAAGTAGAAACTATTCTCTACAGCTATCTAAAGATATGGAAACTCTATTTTGGAATAAGACTTCTTATTCTAGGGTTTTAGATTTTCACGAAAAATATAATAAAGGCTTTTTTGGCTTTGATAAATATCAAAAAAATCAATTAGTATTTTTAAATAAAAAATGTGAAAATGTAATAAGAAACCTTCAGCTTTTTACAACTAAATTACCAATAAAAGATAAAATTTATAATTTTATCGCTACTTTCGCAGACTGTTGTATAACGGAAATAAGCGATGAATTATTTGAAAGTTATAACGCAGATGTTATAGCTATAGTTAATACGGAAGCTAATAGAGTTTATTTTAGGAGGAATAAAGTTTGTGAAATGAAACTAGATAAACTTGCAAAAAAACTTTGTAATGGAGATGGTTATAAATACGCTGCTAGTGGGGAAATAACCGAAAAGTTTTTAAATTTCACGAAATTACTAAAGCCTTATATAGTAAACTAAGTGATGCAGCCATTTGATTCAATTTGTTATATAGAAACTAAAAATAATTTTAATAAAGCTTGCTCTTTTATTTGTTTATTAAAAAATAAACGCTTGAACTACGCTAATATTTTAATTATACTTCTACAAGAGGAAAGATTCTTGAAATTATTTAAAACTCTATGCAGCTTTGAAAGCGATATTGATTGTATAAGATATTTTCTTGAATGCGATCCAAATATTTACAAATCGAAATATATAAAAAGATTTTTAAAATCCTATCATGGTAACACCCTTAGAAAAGCGCATCTATAATACATACCTTGCAATATCAAGAAGCAAAAATAACCAACCATTCAAACTCAGAGAAAATTTTGACGGTTTTGAGGAACAACAACATTATGTACCTGTAAAAAAGCTTGCAAATTTTTTCGAGAGGCATCAAAATGTTAGTATAAACGATTTCTTTATAGCACCGTATGCTATTTATAAAAACGATACTAAAGCTTTTTATGATTTAAAATTTTATATTTCAGCTAAAGCTAGAAGTATATATACAATGTATATGAAGAAAAAGGATAAACAAAGTCCTGATTCTGAAATTGCTATCAAAAAGTGTAAAGAGTCGATGATGTTCGTATACAAATATTGTATGAAGAAAAAGATTCCTCTTAATATGTATCTTTCTGAAAAAAGTAGTGGCCAATTCCCGGATTTTATTTTACATTTAAAAGATAGAAAGGTTGACATTTATACGCTATTTGCTATAGATGGTTTTGAGAAAAAATTTTTTGAAAGTCCTCATGATTTGCTTGCCTTTATGTTTGGGGACTTATATAATGACTTTACGAAATTCAGAATGGCTTATTTACGTTCTGAGAATTGTAAACGGGTCTGTAAATCAGGCTTGAATGAAATAAAAAACATAATAGATAAAAAACTAAAACGATAAAAAGATATGAGTAAATTCACTAAGTCAATGTTCGAATCCATTAAGGAAGAACTTAACAAGTCCAAAGCTAAATCCGGTGTACGGGAAATTCTTAGGACTCCACCAGGGCATACCTATACTGTTCGTCTGGTACCTAATCTTGAAGAACCGAAGAAAACATTCTTCCATTACTTTAATTTTGGTTGGGAATCATACGCAACTGGAGAGTATGTTCAATTTGTATCCCCCAGTACTTGGGGAGAGCGTGACCCGATTGCAGAAGGTCGTTTGAGGTTGCTTAAGCATGGTACTGTTGAGCAAGTTGAAAAAGCTAAGAAGCTTATGAGGCGAGAAAACTGGTTTGTTAATGTATACGTTATTAATGATACTAACGATCCAGAAAATAACGGTAAGGTTAAGATCCTTCGTTATGGCAAACAGCTCCAAAAGATTATGGATGAAGCTATGAACGGTGAAGATGCAGATGAATTCGGTGAACGTATTTTTGACCTTTCACCAGAAGGTTGTTCTTTTAAGATTAAGGTTGAACGACAAGGTGAATATCCGACATTTGTTTCTTCTCGATTTGCTTCATCTGGAGAAATTCCAGGCGTTGGAGAAGATAAGAAGAAGATGGAAGCTATCTATAACTCAGTTCATGATTTGGATGATGTTCTTAAAGTTCTATCTTTTGATGAGCTTGAAGAAGCTTTTAATACTCACTTCTTGTGTGAGCAACCAAAGCAAGCTGAAGAACCAGCAGCTGTACCTGCTCCAGAAAAAAGCAAGGT